ATGCTATGGGAATGTGTGGCGTTGATAGTGATGGTTTTCGGCGTGCTGTTCCCATTAGAACCACTATGGGTATCACCGCTCCAGTCTGAACCACTGATGATACCGCTTAATGAGTTACTCGGTGAGTTGCTGACGCCCATTTTAGATGTACTTGACCATGTGCCCACAAGGGAAGCCGTGGAACATGAATTGCCGTGCGAATGGTTCGCCAGTTCCTCGGTAGCTACCGATGAGTTGGCGAATCATGGACATGGTATTTCCATATCAACCACTTCACTTGTTGGCGATACATATACCTGGCGCCCTGCTGAGTATGAGGATGTAAAAGCGAGTGGTGTCTTATCTTGCTCGAAATACGGTGAACATTGTGCTGGCGATGGCGGCAAACAAGGTAACGGGCATATCCATATCGACGTAAGTCACGGGCATAGTGCTTCAATATCTGCAACAGGTGGTAATGCGCGTCACGAAAACAGACCGCCTTTTACGGTGGTTAATCGCTGGAAAAGAACGGCTTAGACGGTGCGTTTCCAACGATTAACTACACAAAATGGTTGCCTATTTTCATGTACTATGCCACTACCGGTATAGCCAATATTAATTGAGTGTGAATGGTTGCCGTTATAACTAGTATTCGTATACAACACAATATTTGTACTATCACCCCCGTCAATGTATTCACCAGTTCCACTACTATTATTGTTATTTGGTATTTTATGGTTATGATTACCATTTGTAGAACAAGTGGCGGTATGATTGTGATTTGGCATTTCCTCGGTAGAGAAAGGAGATTTTATGAGAGTTTTTCAGATTTTAGATAACGACGTCCTTATTATCAAGGACAATGAGCAGTACACCGATACTGCCGATAATTTCAAGGCAGACAGCGGCCTTTCCAGCCTGCCTGCTAAAGTCATTTACGACGACACCCAGAAACAGTGCCTTGTGGACGACGATTTTAAAGACTATCCCAACGCCGAATATGACGGCTATATCGACAACGTGACGGCCTATATCGAGGCGAAAGCGAAACGGGAATATGTACCGCCCACGCTCAGTGAACTAAAAGCGCAGGCACTCAACGTACAGTACAGCAAGTACCTTGCCAAGAAGGAAGCCCCCGTTACCGTGGATGACCTGCAATTCAGTACCGACGAAAAGAGTCAGCGTGAATGGCAGATTGCCCTTACCTTGATTAACGATAAAGGGCCGTATAAAGTCCATGACTCATCCAACAGCCTCGTATTGGCCGATGTAACGAGGGAACAGCTCATGAAAGCCGGAGAAGCCGCGAGAGCGCAACAGCTTGCGGCTTACGAGTGGTTCATGGGTATTCGCGACGCCATCAATAATTGCAAGAATGAAGAAGAACTCGCGCCGTATATGACCTAATGAACGGCATGGTTAAGCCATTCTTGCACTATTTACGATAAAGAACACATAAAGAGCAGTGATAAACCGCGTAGTTTAGCCGTTATCCTGCTCTTTTCTATTGACATAAAAGAACACGTTAAGAACAGAAGGTGATTGTAACGAATGAGTAATGTTGCAATAGATTTGACTAAAACCGTAAAAGAAATCATCACGATGATGAAGACGGCTATCGACAATCTCAACTCCGACGTGGCGACCAATAAGACGGCTATCGACAATCTCAAAACCCAGATTCTGGAGGCCGTGTACCCCGTCGGCTCCGTCTATGTCAGTATCACGGACAGTCGCAATCCGGCAGATATCCTCGGCTTCGGTACGTGGGAAGCCCTTCCGGCCGGCTACGGCCTCGTAGCACAAGGCACGGCCACCGCAGAAGACGGAAGTACACTGACCTTCACGGCAGGGAGCAAGTACGGGGAATTTAAACACCAACTCACTGTCGGGGAAATGCCTACTCAATCTCCGTACAGCTTGAGGTCTGCGTATCAAGATGGCGGCCTCTCGACTGCCGCTGCTGTCGACGGCGGCCCGTATTCAGGACGAGTAGTTGTCGCTACGGGTGGATATAGAGGAAGTAGCGTCCTTTATGGTGGCGGAAGTCGATTTAAAGTTGTTCAGCCGTGCATCTCTTCGTATATTTGGAAGAGAACCGCGTAGCTGTCGGGGAGTTGCCTAAAATATCTGGTTCTGTCAGAAATTACATAATATGGGGCGATAACCAAGCGGAAAGTGGCGTATTGCACAGCTCGGTTAATGGCTCAAGATTCCCATCTGCCACATCAGAAAATGCTTATGGAGCGACTATTAGTATATCTTTTGGCGATAATCAGCATCACAATAATATCTCACCTGGAATAGCCGTATATGGTTGGCATAGAATTAGCTGACACGCTTCCAAAGGTAGGCGGCTATGCCGGGGGATACGTTGTTATGATATTCATTCCCGCCAGTTGCTCTACATGTTAAGTATTTTTTAGATGTGTTGCTCCAACCAGCTAAATTCGGTAAGACAGCACCTGAGATATTACCGCCAGTTTCATCTATCCTTACTATAGAGTTCGGATTCTTGTCTGTCGTAATTGTAGTCATAACATGGTCGTGGGCGACCAACTCCCCGACAGTCACGCTTCGCGTCGCCACAGGTATACAGGTAGGCACGGAGCGACGTTATTATGGTACTCGTCGTCCCCAAAAGAGTTAAACACTCCGAAGATATTAAAGGAGCCATGATTGCTCCAATTAACTGTGTTACCGTTCCCCGTACCATCGTTGCCTGCGTTCCAAAGGTGGTCGGCTGAGGATGGTTTAATTTTAGGTAGTTCCCCGACAGCTAAATAGAGTCAATAGCCTTCCGCAATTCATGAATCGTCTTGTGGGTATAGTCATGTTTTGTAACTCCTCGGCAGGCGTGGCCTAGAATCTTCTTTACAGCGGTATCGTTGGCACCGGAGCTGTCAAGCATCGAGGCGCACGTATGTCGGCACTCATGGGGCGTGTGATTCATGCCAAATGCATCCATGATTCTATTAAAGCGGCGGCGAAAGGCGTCGTAAGTATATGGCGTGCCGTCTTCATGCTGGCAGATATATGCCTGATTCTTCCGTTGCACGAACCATGGGTAAATATCCTTGTGAATCGGCACAGCACGCCCCTGCCCGGCGTCGGTCTTTGACTTACGGACGATGAAATAATGGCTACGCCACTTCACGTCTTGCGGCGTCAATCGTAGATATTCACCGATACGAAGCCCGGTATAGATGAGTATAAGCACGTCCTGCACGGCCGGCATAGTGTCCACGGCGCGCCATAATTTATTGCGCTGGCGGACGGTGAACGGCTTTTTCTTATACTTGCGTATATGCGGCTTTAGCTCTACATACCTTGCGTAGTCCGTGGTGACAATATCGTATTTGATGGCGTATTTGTACAGCTGCCCCATGAGTCCGCGGCATTTCTTCTGAGTACAGTACCCGGCTTGAATGCCATCTACGACATCCTGCAAATGGCCGTAACGGATACGGCGGAACGGCATGTCATGCAACTTATGGCAATGGCGGTATGCGTTATCGTAGCTCTTACGGCTGGACAGAGATAGCCTGTCGTACTTAGTAGCCTTCCAACGGGCGAAAAGCTCACTGAAAGTAATATCGTCGTCCAATAGTGGCGACTCATTGATAGACGAAAGGTAGGCGATTCCATGCTCAAACGTATCGAAGTACCCCAATATCTTTTGTCTTCCATCCACGGTCTTTTTCACGACAAACGGCCTCCGCCGATTCCCCGGCAGTCTATAACAGGTTCCGTATCCATTCGGTAATCTCATGTGTATCACTCCATTTTTTGAATGATTATAACAAGGTGGTGATATTTTGACAGTAGAAGTTGGAGAATTCATTGTCGTTGGCAGTGCGCTGGCCGGAGGGATGATATGGATTTGCAAGGCCTTCACGGCCCCACTCAAGGAAACGCTCCTCAAGGTGAATGATACCTTGGCTGAATTAGACAAGACTATCCAGGGGGAGCGGGAACACCGGCACGAGCTGGAGAAGGATGTGCAATGCATCAAGGACACCACGCAGGAGAACACGCGCCGTATCGAAGATATTGAAGAAAGTATCGAGAAAATCACAGGTGGTTAAATGAAAAATAAAATCGTGGCCCTTGGCCAGTGGGGCCAGAAACACTGGCTCCAATTAATCATCATCATGAGTATTTTGATGATGATATTCTTATTCCTCGTGCTGTTCAGCTGGCTTTTTGGCTACTGGAGCAATGCACTGAGAGGGACGCATTTTGAATTGATGAGCTGTTGGAGCGGCGTGACGGCCGTTATCGGTGGTATCGCGACCGTTGTAGGTCTTGGCAAAGCGTGCTGGACAAAATACGGCTATGACAGCCGTTTCAACTCCGCCCGATACGCAATGCCAGCGCAACCGCAAAACGCGCCCACAGCGGCAAATAACACGGAAAAAACGAAAGGATGATGACTATGTTAGGAGAATTAAGCGCACAGTACGAAAGCAACGGCGACCCGGCCTGCATCAGTGACGGCTACGGCGACCCCGGCGGAAAATCATACGGGACGTATCAGTTCAGTTCCAATGCTGGCAGTCTGGGCCAGTTCGTCAGCTGGCTGAACAGCAACTATCCGCAGTATGGGGAACAGCTCAACGCATATCCGTTGTGCAGTGACAGCTTTGACGAAGCATGGCGCAACATTGCGGCCAGCGACAGTGACGGCTTTGCGCAGGCACAACATGAATACGTCAAGGCGGCGTACTACGACCCGGCCGTGCAGATTCTGGCAGATAATTACTGGCACATTGAAAACCATCACGACGTTCTCCAGGATGTCGTATGGAGCCGTGCTGTACAGTATGGCGTCGGGAATATCCTCGACATGTGGACCGAAGCCGTTCACAGCATGTTCAATGCACAGACGGGCAACTATGACGGCTATCCGAATTTGAGCTACATCGACTCCCCGGAATACGACTACGATTTCATCGTGGCCGTATACAGCGTATGCAAGACCCCGGAATGGAACAGTTCATCGCTCCGGGACAGCTTGAACAACCGTTTCGACAGTGAAATGCATGATGCATTGTCACGCTTGTAGGAGGTGATCCATTTTGTATCTTCCGCAGCTGAAAGAGGAGGTTGATAAGATTGCCGAAAATCCGAAAGTCATTATTGTATCTTGCGTTGTCCTTGTCCTTGTGTTCGCCTTTGGCTGGCTTTTGTGCCGATACTACGACAGCCGCGCCCGTGCAGACAGTGCAGATGTCACTCGAACAGTACAATCAGTTAAAGACGACAATCAGAGAGCAAGAGAAAACGTTAGCACAGCTACAGAGAAGATTAGACAAGCTGGACAGCAACTCGACAGCCTTGCAGAATCAATTGACGCAAGCGAAAGAACAGTTGACGACAACAAGGCAGTCATTGACGACAGCCGACAGCTCATTGAGTCAAGCCAGCGAAGCCTTGAACAAGCAGAGTCAATCCTTGGCGACATTGACAGAGCAAATCAACTCAATGACTAAGAAGGAAGCCAGGCTGACCCGGCAACGGGATACGTGGGCCGTGGCGGCCGGCGTCCTTCTGATTGGCTGTATCGCGAAGTAGGGGGAGACCATGAGAAGACTGAACAAACATCAGACACAGTCCGTCGTCTTCTCATCCCTCGTCGGTGGTGTAAATGTATCGCAGGCCCCGGAACAAATCGACGCGTCGGATTTACAGATAGCGCAGAATTACATCTATTCGCGCGACAGTAAACGCCTGACGGGACGTGATGGGCTGGGCCTGCTTTATACCATGGACGGGAACGAGAGCGTACGCGATATGTGGTATGACGTAGACACCAACTTATTACTGGTTTTCACGAACCATAATAAAGCCTATAAGTACATCATCGGCCAGACGCCGGAATACATCGGCGACCTGGAAGGGAGCTACGACCCCGTTTGCGCGAAATTCATGGATAAGGTATGGATTGCCAGCGGCGGGAAACTCCAGTATTACGACTATACGCAGAACGGCCAGTTGACTGTAGTCCAGGACAGCCCGACGTGTAATATCGTATTCCAGCGGTTCTCCCGGATTGCGGTATCCATGGACGGCACGGACGGCTTTTATCTGTCCGGCGTCGGCGACGGTACAGACTGGGCCGAAGATACGAACCGGGCCGATAAGGAACAGTGGTTAGACGTCGGCTACGGCGACAGCGGCGATATAGCTGCCATCGTACCCCTTGCGACCGATATCATTTTCATCAAGACCAACGGGAAAATATATCAGCTGTCGGGGGATGCAGAACCTTCTAATTGGCAGGTAACGGAGATTGCCAATAATACCGACATTGCAGGCACGAGATGTGCCGTCAATATCGGCAGTTCCGTCATATTCCAGTCCATACGTGGCCTAAAGACCTTATCAGCCGTCATGGAATATGGGAACATCCAGTCGGCCGATATCGGCGATAAATTCAACGCCTTATTGACGACGAACATGTATGAACCGCGGTTCTATCACCTGCAACGGCACTGCATGATACTCATCCGCCCTACGAGTGATTATAAGTATTTTGTGGCCTATAACTATCTCCTGGGCAGTGCGACGACCCTTGAATTCAACGTGCCGATAGACAGCATCGTCGAGACGACGTCCACTATCATCGTAGCCAGCGGCGGCAAGCTGTACGCATGGGATTCGCAGTACCTCGACGACGACGGCAAGCCTATCGAGTACATCCTCAAGCCGAAGGCCACTATCAGCAGTGAACAGATGCTCCTAAAGAGCGTAGATACGAAGTTCACGGCCGATTATGCAGGCAAGGCGGAATTCATCGACGGCACTCTGGATGTGACAGTTCCCACGGCAGATCGTAATAAGTTCCGGTGCAACCACTCGACGGATTGCCTGGACATTACAGTAAAGTCGAACGACCGGTTCACGGTAGACCATATTATTCTAGAAATTGCAGACCTTTAGGAGTGATAGAATGGAAAGCAAGGAATTAAGTGAATGGATAAGGATATACGAAGAAAAGACAGGCGATAAATTCCAGGCCCTAGCGGGATTCACTACGTGGTATCTGCCAGACCGGGGATTCTGCCAGTGGAAGCCCATGCCGGAAAGCAAGGCTATCCTTTGCTGGAACCTTTGCAACGACGCTCATTTCTGGCGGGACGCCCTGGAATGTATGGGCCTTCAATTTGGCTACGACCGTATCATTACTATCTGCATCCTGCCCATTAAGCCGTATATCCGTTTGTGGGGATGGAAAATCATGCAGGACTTTGATACAAATGGCGTACATCGCTATATCTGCAAGGATAAGCAGGGGCGTGAAGTCGTCTGTACTCCGAAGGAGAACGAAGATGGAACGATTGATTATTACGTTACGAATGAACTTAGACGGCCGTATAAGCCGTGGAAAAATGCGAATGAAAGGGAGTGATTGAATGGGAAAGAAAAGCAAGTCCAGCAGCTCGTCTCAGACATATACCCCGTCGCCGGAAGAAAGGGCCTTGCAGAAGCAGGCCTTGGAATACTCTAAATATGTCATGCCGAACGCAAAACGGCTTAACGATAGTGCCGCTAATATTCTCTATGACTCTTTGGGTGATACGAAGGTTGATTATAATGACCTCATGACCAACGCCATGGACCAAATCAAATGGGGGCAACAGGGGCTTAGAGGGCTGGCGCAAGGGCAGATACCGGCAGCCTATCAGGACGCCATGGAAGCCAGTATCAAGAAAGGCGTACAAGGTTCCATGGGCAACCTCTTGCAGGATATGGGTGCCCGTGGTGTGGTCAATAGCTCTATCATGGATACCGGGCTTAAAGGAATTAGTGACAGTGCTAGTGACGCCATGGCGCAGAATTGGCAAAATACGGTATCTCAATTAGCAAATATCTATGGTCAGAACATCGACGCCGCAGGCCAGCCGATTGCTACTGCCGCCGCCGCACAGGAAGGCGCACAGCAGCCGGCCCTCAATCTTTGGAACGCTTCTCTTGGACTCAACGGGGCGACTACCGGCGCATTGAGTTCTTTGGCAGGCAAAGGTACGACAACCACTACGCAGAAAACCAGTGGCGGCGGCTTGTTCGGTGGTATCCTTACCGGGCTTGCCAGCAATGCCGGGGCTATCTTCTGTTTTGCACCAGAAACGAAAGTGCGCCTGGCAGACGGGTCCGAAGTGCCGATTACCGACGTCAAAGTCGGCGATAAGGTGCTTTGTCCGCATGAAGACGGCACGGAATCCGAAGAAACGGTACTGCATACCATGGAACCGCACTATAACGACGTATGGAACCTCGTATGTAAAGACGGCGTAGATACCCACTATGTCATGGCGACAACGACACAGCCGCTCTTAACGGAGGACAAAGGATTCGTCGAAATCGGCAACATGACCCTGGGGACGAACCTCAAAGGCCGCGGGAAAGTCGTCAATATGGTTTACTCCGGTGAACGGAAAGTATATGATCTGCACGTTTCCGGGGACAACAACTACTATGCAGACGGCTTCATTGCCAAAGGCGGTAGTACCGACAACTGGGTAAAGGAGGATAACTAATGGCAGCCAAATCGAAATACAACTATATCGAAGATAATATCAGCCAGAACTATGCACCGCGGCAGTATTCTGCTCCGTTCACTACGCAGGCGTTGCCGCAGCTGAACTTTGCGCAGTACGCGTTCCAGGACCCGCGCTTTGCCCTGGGGATGCTCATTGGCAATGCTGTCGGCGCGAACATCTTGAACCGCAAGCAGAAGGAAGCCGACCAGCAGCTTTGGCGGCAGGACAACCCGGTATCTATGCCGGATAACGTACCGCTGTATGATACCAGCTCGACCCCCACCTTGGCAGACGGCAAGACAGCCGCCGTCGGTAATGCGTATAGCGGTTTTGGCGCGAATCCCTCGCAGGTGTCTGACAACTTCCTGGCGAACCTGCAAGGCGTAAACGGCCGCTTGAATTACAATACCGATACCGGCGCCATCAATTACCAGACGCCGACCTTCCTGCCGTCGATGTACGCGGCCAATAACCTTGGGAACTATTACCCCACGGCGACCGACGCCGACGGCAACATGATTGGCAATATCTCGTTCGCGGACTACCTCAACAACCAGAGCAAGGCAGGCCAGGGGCAGGGCCTCTTTGACTTCAATGCCTTGCAGAAAATGGCCGCTGACGACGCCGCAAAGGCCGCCGCGAAGAATCCGCAGGCGACCGTAGCACAGAGCATGGGCGTCCTGCCGACGGCCAATGTGGACGTTCCGTCTAAATCCGATAGCTACATCCCGGCCATTACAGGCAGGCTTGGCAATCCGATTAACGGCAGCCTGTCTATGAGCGGATTCAATTTCAACAGCAACGACCCGTACAGCAAGTTCTATAGTCTGAATTTAAAAAGCGGTGGTGACGTCGCCGACGCGTCGCCCGTTACAGCTACGTCGGCACAGACCACAGTACCCGGCATGATTGCGCCGGGTAACGTGGATACCAGTAACGGCCTTCCGAAAGTGCGCGTGACCGAAATCGACGGTAAACACTACATCCTGCCAGCGACGGGGGCCGACGGGAAGACACTCGACGAAAACCAGACGGCGTATAACTTCTATGAAACCGGGAATACGTTGGGCGTATTCGATAATAAGAAGGACGCGAAGAAATACGCCGACCAAATCAATAAGGATGCAGGCGATAAGCCTGTACCGGCTGTCCATGCCATGGAAGCACAACCCACAGATGAAGCACCCATAAAGGATGTACAGCCTATCCAGCCCGTGGACAACCAGCCGATTAAGCCTGTAGACAATCAGCCTATCAAGGAAGCACCGGCGCCGATACAGCCTGTAGAAGGACCGATTCAGCCCGTAGATGCTACGGCACCGACTGATACACAGCCGACGGCGCAGGCCAACACACAGGCGGCTACGCAGACCCCGCAGGCCAATGTCACAATCACGCAAGGCCAGCAGGCAAGCGCTCCCCAGACCACAGCCACCGATACCGGCATATTCCCTAGCGACCCGCAGAAATTAATGGACCGCCTCTTCCCTGGCGAAACGCAGATTGATAACCCGTACTACAAAGACCTGCTCGACCAGTACAATAAGGAAACCGACCCGGCGAAGAAACAGACACTCATGGATAAGCTTAACAATACGCCAGCCTACATGCTCCGCAGCGACAACCCCGATTACATGGCGGCTAAGACCTTGTATGACAACGAAAAGGACGCAAACAAGAAGAAGGAATGGCAGGCCGCCCTGGATAACCTGCCACGGTACAACGTCCGCCCGTTCGACCAGGTAGAGCAGAGCCTCGAAACGGACATGAACGGCGGTCACCCGAAGCACATTGACGCGCAAAAGAACGAGTCTGACTTTGTCCATTGGGCCATCCAGCACGATATGCCGATTGATGTAGTGAACTCTACGCTCGAACGGTATAGACCGGTATGGCAGGCCGAAGAACAGAAGTATAACGACTATCAGACCAGCGCACTGTATCCGTTATATTACCAGGCCGCTATGAACGGCCAGTATGATACTGCCGCCACGATTGCCCAGAGCATGGCCCAGTACAACCCGCAACTGTCGGCGCAGATGCTGGCAACCCTGCCGAACGGCTTGAACTACTACGCAACGGCCGATGCAAAAGAACGTGCGGCCACGGCACAACGGAATAAAGAGCGGAATATGAGCTTGCAAAACAAGTACGCGCTCGACCAGATCGTAACGCGTGGCAAGATTGACGATAATCAGTTGACTAAGAGACAATCTTATGACAAGTGGAAGACAGAATATACCACGCAGGCACACGCAGCAGAAGTAGCCGCTACCAATGCGGCAAGAGCAGCCGCAAGTAGAAATGGCGGCGGAGGTTCGTCCGGTGGTTCTGGTGGCTCCGGCGGTGAAAAGATTGACAAGACCGACCGTCAAGCCATGAACATGGCTACCGACTTGTACGAAAGAGCTATCAAGCAGAATGACGATGGCACGCTGGACCACGATGCAGTCGATAAGCTGACTGAATGGGTAAATAACAACGCTGGCAAATATGACGATGATACGAAAACCATGTTAAACGCTATGGCTTATGTTGCCCAGGGATTGATGCTGGAAAAAGAAGGCGCTTCCGGGGACTATATTTACGAACACGCCTTCCAGTATGTCCCGAAATATTTGCTTGAACAATTACTGCCTAACAGAAACTTTGACGGATATTGATGCTTGCATAGAAAGGAATGAGTAAATGTCTAAATTAAGCGATTACTTAATGAATAATACCCCGGCGGCCAATGTTTCAGAAGGCGCCGCTCCCGGGTATGAGGATGACGGCTCTTCCGGCTCGTCTGACGATTCTGGCTTTTCGTTATCTGGCATACTAAGCACTGCTAAGAATTTCCTCGAACACCCATTCCAGGGCATGGGTACTGTCATTGCACCTAATTATACCCCTCGCCCCCTCGACGACAGCGTGTACTCGGATATCCCGGGTACACCTGTTGCCAGTGGGCAGTTCGGGGAACTCGAAGACGAAAGCGTCCGTGATGAACGCATGAAGGATTCTGCCGACTACATGGCGGCTAACTGGCCGCGTCTGTACGGCGGAGTCGTTGCGGCAGACGAAGGCCTGGCTAACGTCGTCGGCGGCATCCAGAACGCCGTCGGCGGTGGCAATGGCATCTTGACGAATGTACAGCGTGCCGAAGAAGGGATGCAGGATTATCGCGACCAGTGGAACAACGAATACGGCGACAGCTATTTCTTAAACCCGAATAAGTTTGCTACCGATGTTGGTTCCGGTATCGGCTCGACCGTGCCTATCATGGCATTGTCGGCCCTCATGCCGGGCGCCGCTGTTGCAGGTGGTACGCGTGCCTTGACGTCTGCCTTGTCCCGTGCCGGGTTAGGACGCCTTGCTATGTCGAAAGCCGGGCAGGCCCTCATTGCTGATACCGTCCGTTCGCCTATCTCGTCCCTGGCGGACTCCCTGGCTGAATACGGGACCGTCGTCAACGACATGATGCAGAACGGCATGAGCGAGGATGAAGCACGGCGCCGGGCTATCCCCATGTTCTTCAAGAACATGGCCCTCGATACCTTCACAGTACCTCTTGAATTAGGCGTCATGAAAGGTGGTAAGGGGATTGCCACCAGCCTGTTAGGCCGGAGCGCCGGAGAAGGCGTGGCAAAAAGTATCGCAAAAGGTGCGGCCCGTACCGGCATGCTGGCAGGGGCCAGCGGCCTTACAGAAGGCTACCAGGAAGGCGCACAGAACGCCCTGGAAAACGACGTAGAGGGCAATCGCGATGGTGGATGGTATAACCCCTTCACCTGGACCAACGAGGACTGGGAAGCGGCCCGCGGCGGTTTTGTCGGTGGCGCCTTGATGGGCGTCCCTGGCAACGTGGCGGCCGGATTCCATCCCGAAGCCAGACAAGCCCCGCTTAGTGCAGAATCCCAGGAACAGGCACAGAGTATCAAGGACACACTCAGCCACGGCAAACCGGCAGGCATGAGCAACGCCGCGTATAATGCCTATATCGAATTGGCCAATAGCGAAAACCCCGACCTCATCAAACAGGCCGCGTCGTCGCTTGAATCGTTCCAGCAATCGCAGGAAGGCTCCCAGGAAAGCACGGATGACGCCGCCACGGAAGCTTATAAGGATTATGAAACCTACGACCAGAAGCAGGAAATCGAAAACTTCCTCAATAACAATACGGTTGAGCAAATCGGCGGGGAAGATAATTACAACTGGCTCGTCGGCGCACTGCGTAGCAATTCGCCGGAAGAAGTACAAAAGGCTTATGATAACGTCGTCGCGGCCGAAAAGGCAACCGCCGAAATGGAAGCGAAGAACAGAGCGGCGCAGGCCGTCCCGGCTAAGACTGGCAACAATACGATTGATACAATCATTGCGGCCGCTCAACAGTACGGCGACGACCCGAAAGCGCTTATCTCCGTTGGCGCCCGTGAAAGTGGTGGCGATGACATTAATGCCATTGGTAAGAGCGTCGAAGGTAACAACTGGTTCCAAATCGAACCAGCAACCGCAGAGGCTTATGGCGTCGATAAGATTTATCCCGATTGGGAAACCGACCCGACCGAAAACATTTATGCAGCCGCACTCATTCTTAGAAAGAAAACGGACGAAGCAAACGGCGATGTATTCCAAGGGATGCACAATTACAATGGTGGCGGCGACCCGGACTACGATTCTAAGGTACAAGCCACGTATAACAGTTTGGGCGACCTCAGCGGCGTAGCAAGCGACAGTGGCAACGTAAGTGCGCCCGACCAACAGTACTATGATTTAAGCGACCAAATGAACCCACAGGTTGACGGCATGGATCCGAACACCATGGCAAAGATGAACTTGCTCGCTCGTGACTTCTATCAGAAGTACGGGCACCGCCTGTTGGTCACATCCTTGAAACGCAACGGCGATGGTTCTTCTTATCACGACGAAGGCCATGCCTTTGACTTTTCTGACGACTTCCTGGAACAGAATCCGGACGCCCGTGACTGGCTTGTACAGCAAGGGGAAAAGTACGGCCTTAAAGGGCTTGATGAATTTTCACACCCCGTAGCAACGACGGATGGCGGTAATGTACACTTCACCGACCACGGCGGCCCCGTACCCGGCGGCACATCGGGCGCAGTTACCGGGAAGATTACCAGTGATGACGGGCAATTCGACAGTGAACTGGACCAAGCTGCGCAGGAAGTTAAGAGCGACATGGATAGGATTCAAGCCCAGAGCGACCAGGCCATGAATGAAATCATGAACGACGACTCCGCCGAAAAGACGGCACAGGAAGCCCAAGAAGACGCAGAGAACGCCCAGAAGCAGGCCGAAGAATCCCAGCAGAGCACGCAGGACGCCGTCATTCCGGACGTTGCCCAGACTATCCGTGATACCTCGAACAACATTGATGAAATCAATGCCCTCGATGGTATGTTCACAAAGGATGGCAACGGCAACGACAAATTCATTGATACGCCCGAAAACCGCGACTACATCAAGACCAACTATAAGGACGAAATCGACGCGGCCGTAAAGAAAGCCATGCAGAAGACCACGGCGCCGAAAATTAAGACACGGAAGAAGGAAGACCTTCCCATTGTCGATGGTACTAGTGACGTCGGGCCTGCCGCACGTTTCATGAAGAGTCCTCACGCTCGTTTGGGTAACATCCTCGCTGATTACGACAGAAACGACCCGAAATTCAAGGGCTATATGGAAACATTCAGACATGGCACGGATGAACAGCAGGCACAGCTTGCAGACCAATTGCAGCAGGCACAGGAACAGGCAAAAGCCAACTCCACGACCTCGAACGCAACCGTAACAACGCCGTCGCCTGCTAATCCTTCCCAACAGGCCGTACAGGCTCCAAAACCTGCTGCGCAGGTAAATACACCCACGCCGACACAAACGGCGCCTAAAAAGGCTCCCAAGGCTCAATACGAATGGGGTATGCGTGGATATCATTGGAGTGGCGAACTCAATGACAAGGGAAAAATCAATATCCGTGAAGCCGATATGAGCATGTACGACAGTGATATGCAATTCGATGTAGCCAAAATTCAAAAGGCCATTGCCAAAGCCAAGACGGAAGAAGAGGCACGCGGCATTATCCGCAATATCGCCAAGAATACATACGGCGCCCACGTTGAACGGCTCCGTATGAAGATCGGCGGTAATGCAAGCGTCGAAGAATGGCGCACGAAACATAAAGAAAGCCCGGAAATACAGGAAGTTTACGACGACCTCACGAAGGGCCTCACAAATCTTTATGAACAGGCGACAGGGAAGACGCTGAAAGAACAGTTTGCCGAAAAAGCGCCTACAAAGGCCGTAGAAGCGCCGAAAGAAAAGCCGACGACAAACAACACGGAGACGCCGAAAGAAACGCCCCAAAAGGAAAAGGTGGAAGAAAAGAAAGGGGAAGTCAAGCATGAAGAAAACAAAGGTAACAATGTCAACACCAAACCTCAACAAGCTGAAAGTAAAGACACGGAAAGTGCCCATGCCGAAGAAGGTTCCCAAAGTGACGTACAAGAAGAAGTAAGTAAATTCCACGATTTACTGAATAGCAAGAAATCGACACCCAGACAGGTTGTAGATGCCTATAAACGGCTTGCTGATGCAGTTATTACTGACGCTAAAGACAATCCTTCCAAGGCGACTGCCGGGGAAAAAATCATAACGGATAACCGCGATTTGGCAATCAATGACTATAAGATTCGTGATGTATTCATAAAGCGTCGGTTACAGCGTGAAATCACGGCTGTCTATGACGATGCTCATAAAGAGTTGCGTGCAATTATAGAATCGACCGTAAAAGAAACCGCCAAAAAGCCGACAACGGAAACGAAGAAAGAAGCCACTAGCGGCGAAGACGATTATCACGGATTCCTCGACGGTAAAAAAGAAGTCGTTCAGAAGATGATTCGTTCGTCGCTCAATATCAAGCACAATCCATTCGGTAATGCAGAAGGAATCATCACGCTGAAACATACCATGGAAGTAATGGCCCGTAGCAACGGCAAGCATGATATTGAAGTACGCAATGGTAAGACCTACATCGACGGTACGAAAGTCCCGAAAGTGGCCGTTGAATACTATCGCTATCTGCGCAAGCAGGCCGAACAGCAGGAACAGGAAGCACCGAAAGTACAGACTTCCCACATCGAACCGTTCAGAAAAGTCATTGACGACCTTTCCCATAAGTTACAGACGAAGGAACTCACGCCGAAACAGGCACAGGACAAACTGAAACAAGTCTTGATGGATGCCGCCCATGCTACTTACGGAACGTTTGATGACATGTCGCTCGTCAAGACTGACCAACAGTTGACCAGTGAAGAACGGACGAAGGTAAATAGTATGGTCAATGACGCAATGGCCGTTGCTAACAAGATGAGCGTCGAAGCGTCTAGGAAGCGTGCGGAAAAGAAAGCGCAGAAGGAAACGCCCGAAAAATTCCTCAAGGATCATGTCGTCGTCACTACGATTCCTGATGATAGCGCTAAGGAATCTGGCAAAAAGAACGATGGCGCTATCTACACAAAAAATGAGTATTATAAGCGCATTGACGACGTAGAAGACAAATACAACCACGGAGAATTAACACTCTCAGAACTGGAAGAAGCATATGACAAAATAGCAGAAGAAGTTAATGCTGACAAATGGCTTGCGAATAGCAAATACCTCCGTGAAATATTGAATTGGATAGCGGACGAAAGGAAACAACTTGAACGTATCGACAAAACTCGTAGAGAAATATTGCAAAAGGGCTTCCAGCCGAATGGCTGGAAGCTGAAAGAAGCACCCGAAAAGCATATTGCCGAAACGGCGCCAAAGGTAGATAATGAAGAAGAAGACTTCAAGAAAGCATATGATAAAATGCAGGAAATCGCCGAAGAAGTGCAAGGCAAGGAACTCACAAAGAATGAAATTGCCGGACTTCGCGGTAGGCTCAATGTAGCGAAAGGCCTTTATTCTTCGGGTCGTATCGTTACGGATGCATACAAAAATGAAATGCTTGATAAATATGCCGACAGCATTATTAGAGATGCAAGAACGCATATGAAAGAAGCTAAGGAAGGAGTCGGTAACGATGGGCAAGAACAGGGAAAGAGCAATGATGCTAATGGAAGACTTGAAAGCGTGGAAGCCGAAACAAGCGAAGGAAACGACAGTGGAAAAGCTGGAACGATTCCTGGACACGATGGACAAGAAGCAGAAGGAATACGAACAAGTGGAAATCAGTCGGATTCCGAAGGACACGCCGCCGGAACAGTACCAGCAAGAACTGGCGTGGGCAAGGATGACAGCGCGGGAACTGGTGAACGAGGAAATAAACAGTCTATTCCGTTAACGCCTGCACAGGCCAAACCGTCCGCAGAAGAAACGCCGGGCCACGATTACACCATTGGTAACAAATCGCAGCCCAAGGACGAAAAGAGCAGATATAAGCAGAATGTCAAAGCTATTAAGCTGCTGAAACAACTCGAAGCAGAAGACAGGATGCCGACGCCGACCGAACAAAAAGTATTGGGCGAATACAACGGATGGGGCGGCTTGAAGGATGCCTTTAAAGAAGGTACGCCGGAAAACAAAGAATTGCGCGAACTGTTGACGGATGAAGAATACAAGGCCGCACAAGCAAGCAGTCTCGATGCCTTCTATACTCCGGCACCGATTGTCAAGGCAATATGGAAAGGCGTCAAACATCTCGGCTTTACACATGGGCGCGTACTCGACCCGTCTATGGGGACTGGTAACTTCTTCGGCAACATGCCGCAGAGTATGCGCAAAGATTCCCAACTGTACGGCGTGGAAATGGACAACTTGACCGCCCGTTTCGCTAAGATGCTTTATCCTAGTGCGGCCGTCGAAAATGCACCGTTCCAGCGTGCCGTAGTAGGTGACAACTACTTCGACTTAGTTATCTCCAATATCCCGTTTAGCCAGGTCAAGGTACAGGGCTATCAGATACACAATTTCTTCTTTGCAAATGGCATTGATAAGGTTCGACCCGGTGGCCTTATGGTATTCATCACATCGCAAGGCTCACTGACGGGACGTACCGACGCGGCCCGGATGCGTCACTATCTCGCAGGTGAAGCAGACCTTATTGGCGCGTTTAAACTGCCGTCCGGCACGTTCACGGATGCAGGCACGGACGTTGCGACCGACGTCGTTGTCTTCCGTAAGCGTGACAAGGACAAACAGCCGTCGAAGTACGCCAACAGTTTTGTTGAAATCGAAAGTGGCGGACTGAACATGTACAACCAGTACGCCGTCAACGAGTATTTCAAAAAGCACGAAGATAATATCTTAGGCGATTATGGCACAGGCCGGGATCAGTTTGGTAATACCGTCATGAAGGTAACGAAAAAAGCCGATACTGACGTAGCTGAATTGCTTGAAAAAGGCTTTAACCGTTTGCCCAAAGACGTCTATCAACCTATCAACCGTAGCAACGAACCGCGATTCAATCCGCAAATCGTCAACAAAAAGGCCGTGAAAGAAAAGACATACCGTGACGGCGAATACCACATCGAAAACGGCGAAATCTACCAGTACCAGTATGACAAGGATGTAAAACTGGATATTGCCAAGGCAGGGAAGGTAGCGCAGCGTATCAAAGGTTATATCGCTATCAAGAAAGACCTTAACGCCCTTTATACGGCACAACGCGACGTAAAGGCGACGGATAAGCAGTTGGCCATTCTGCGCAAAAAGCTGAACAAGGACTACGACGCATTTGTCAAGAAAAACGGCTATCTGAACGACCCGTTAGTAACACGCGCGTTCATTCAAGACCCGGACGCAGGCATGGTGCTTGCACTGGAACGGAACCTGCAATTCGCCAAAAAAGGGAACAAGAAAGTGCTGTCTCACGCCGACAAAGCAGACGTATTCACCATGCGTACCATGAACCCGAAAGTCCAAATCACAAAAGCCGATAAGCCGGACGACGCGCTTATTGCCTCGTTACAGAACAAGGGCTATGTCGATATGGACTATATGAGCCAGTTGCTCGGCGGCGAAAAGCCGGAAGTCATTGCTAAAGCACTGGGAAGCAAGATATTCAAAGACCCCGTAACGGAAGACTACGTAGCGCGTGACGAATACTTATCCGGTAATGTGCGTGAAAAGTATTCGCAGGCCGTGACAGCAGCGGTAAAGGATTCCACGTACCAGCGGAACGTCGATGAGCTAAAAAAAGTCATTCCTAAAGACCTCGTGCCGGAAGAAATCATGGTCAACCTCGGTTCGCCGTGGGTACCGCCTAGCGACGTCCAGGCGTTTGTCGATTCCATTACCAACAGGGGCCTCGACGTTGAATACTATCCCACGCTTGCGAAGTGGACTGTATCGGGATGGGATTCCAGCGCACAATACAGGGCAAACGGTATTGAATTCTCCAAACTACTGGAAGCAGTACTGAACAATAAGGCTATCACCATTTACAAAGGGGCCAAAAAAGATAACGTCGTCGACCGTGAAGCAACGGACGCGGCAAACGCAACGGCCGACCGCCTGCGTGAAGACTTTAGACGTTGGTTATGGAGTGACAAGGATCGTGCGAAACGCCTGGCCAGGTACTATAACGACAACTTCAACAATACGGTTCTTCGTGAATATGACGGTTCGCATTTGACTTTCCCGTGGATTAACCCGGAAATCACATTGCGCCCACATCAAAAAGACGCCGTATGGCGGATGCTCACTAGTGGGAACACTCTAGTTGCCCATTGTGTCGGCGCTGGCAAAACATGGGAAATGCAGGCCGCAGGTATGGAAATGCGCCGTTTGGGCATTGCCAATAAGCCACTTTATTGTGTACCTAATAACGTCGTCAAGCAGTTTGCAGACGAATTCAGACAGTTGTGCCCCGAAGCTAAATTACTAGTCATTAAGAGTGGCGATGACCTGCCTGCCGTAAAGAAAATGACCGTCGAAGAAAAGACAGAAGACGGACGTAAGAAGAAGCGCAAGTTGCGGCGTGATGAACTGACGAAGGAAGAACAGAAGAAACTGGATGAAAGCAGAGCGGCCAGAAACCGCGCACTGGCAAGGATTCAGACGGAAGACTGGGACGGCATTATCATGTCCCACACTATGTTTGAACGCCTGCCGGTATCGCCGGAAACCAAAGCAAAATACATCCAACAACAGCTCGACATTCTTGAGCAGACTGTTAAAGAAGCCAAAGACGGAAATATGAGTAAGCGAGATAAAAGTAATCTCGAAGCCCGTAAGGAAACGCTGAAAGAAAAGCTGAACGAAGCACTGGACGATGATATGAAGGATATTGGAATTCCGTTCGAAGAACTGGGTATTGACCAAATCTTTGTCGATGAAGCCGACCTGTTCAAGAATCTGCACTATGAAACGTCTATCGGCGGCGTATCCGGCCTCACTAATTCCGACGCTAACCGTTCACAGGATATGTTCCTCAAAACACAGTGGCTCACAGAAACACGCAACGGGCGCGGCGTCGTATTCGCAACCGGGACGCCTATCTCAAATACCATTGCAGAACTCTACACCATGAGTCGGTACTTAGTGCCGAAAATGCTCAAAGAACACGGCGTAAACCTGTTTGACAGTTGGATTCGTACGTTCGCCGAAATCGGCACGGGCATTGAAAGAAAGCCAAGCGGCGACGGATTCCGTAAAGTCAATAGAGTCAAGAATTTCATCAACATGGCCGAACTGACTACCATGTTCCGTAGTTTTGCCGATATCAAGACGCAGGACGAATTACATCTTAATATCCCGAAACTCAAGAACGGCAAGCCAACGACCATTGCACTGGATGCCGACCCGGCCATTGTAAATTACATCAAGACGGAAGTACCGAAACGTATCGCGAATATTAAGGCCAATGCGTTCAAGATGAAGAAAGGCGTGGACAACATGTTGTCGCTCACGAACGACTTGCGTCACATGACCATGACCGACGCCAAAATAAACGCATGTGCCGACAATATCGCCGATGTGTTCAATAAGACGACCGACGTCAAGGGCGCTCAGCTCGTATTCTGCGATTACGGTATCCCGAAAGCCGAAAACGAAAAGGCCAAAAACAACGATACAGAGGACGATGCCGCCGACGATGCCGAAAAGGAAAACGGTGAAGTATACGCCCGTCTGATGCAGGCGTTAAGGGAACGCGGTATCCCGTCCGACCAAATCGCATTTGTCCAAAGCGCCAAAAACAAAGACCAGCAGAGAGAACTTTTCGAGAAAGTAGACAACGGCGAAATCCGTATCCTCATTGGCTCGACCAGTAAGATGGGGGCAGGCACGAACTGCCAGCACCACCTTGTAGCCTTACATGATCTCGACGCTCCATGGCGTCCGCGCGACCTCGAACAGCGTCACGGCCGTATTCTCCGTCAAGGCAACTTGAACGACGAAGTAGAGATTTTCAACTACGTCATTAAAGACAGTTTTGACGCCAATATGTGGGAAAAGCTCAAAAACAAAGCGTCCATCATCGCGCAGGCAATGAGTAAGAACACGGGCGTTCGCGTCGTAGAAGATGCCGATATGGTCACACTTTCCTACGCCGACGTAGAAAATGCGGCAACAGGTAATCCGCTCATTAAGAAACGTTTGACGATGAAAGGCGAATTGACCAAGCTTACCAATGCGTCGAGACAGTTTGCATACCAGGTGCGTGATGCAGAGTATGACATGGAAAGCCTGCCAAAGAAAATCGAAGCAGCAGAGCATAGAGTTGAGCTTATCGAAAGCGATATCAAAGCGCTGAAAGATACGTCCGGCGATAACTTTGTCATGAAGATAATGGGGCATACCTACACCAAACGTAAGGACGCAATGGCAGCACTGGAAAAGGCCGCGAAGAAATTCAAGAACACGCCAACGACAATTGGTGAAATTGGTGGTTTAAGGATAAACGGCTGGATTCCTGTTAGCGGCGTTGCTAAATATCAGCTCGTCGGCAATTTCTCTTACGACGTACTGACTGGCTCCGTCGCAGGTATGGAAAACACGTTGAGGGCGCTCCCTCGTGTTCTGACCGACGAAAAAGAACATGTAGATAAGCTGAAAGCGCGTCTCAGTGATGACAAGAAGATAGTAGAGCAGAAAAACCCGTATACGGAAAAGCTTGCAAAGGTCACTAGCGAATTAGCCGCAATCGACAAGGCGATTGAAAACCAGTTGCTCGAAGGTGGCAACGCGACGAAAGAAACCAAGCCGGAAGATACACAGGAAACCAAGTCCAATGACGAAACGCAGTACTCCGTCCGGGACGCTGGCGAGACTATCACACGGACGAAGGAAGCCGTCAAGGCCGAAATGAAGGAAGCCTTTAAGACTGCCTCGAACGTCTTAGAAGACGGCGACCGCATGACCTTCACCATGCCGAACGGGTCCCATATCGTCGTTGACTTGAAGAATGAAATCCTTTTGACAGACAAAGAACTGGCGCAGGCGAAGAAAGACCACCATATCGATGATAACGGCAACGTGATTGTCGAAGGCTACGCACAGCTCCATGGTAAGGACGCTTATATGGCCCTCTCGCAGGGTAGTCGTGAAAACACGGGATTCCATGAAGCCTACCACCTTGCGGAAGGCGCCGTCTTGACGGACCGTGAAAAGGCCGCTATCAAGAAGGCTATCCCTGACGCCGAAAAGCGCGCCGACAAGTACGCGGAATGGGTAGAAGCCCGTAAGCACGGACGCGGCACGGCATGGGGTAAGCTGTTCCAGAAAATCAATGACTTTGCCGCGAAGATGAAGAAAATCTTCACCGGAGCAGAAACCGTAAATGACGTTTTCCGGCAGATTGAGTCGGGCGAGGTGTGGGAACGAGGCGCCCGCGATAACAACGAACGGCGCTATGCTATCCGCCAGGATGACCAGGAAGAAGCGCCGGTCAAACCGCAAGACATTATCGACGCTATCAACGATATTGTCCATATCTATGAAGGAAGCCGCCTTACCGATAAAGAACGGAAGGAGCTAAGAGAGTCCAGCAAATTCGACCCGGACCAGAAGCAGGCCGTCCGTCCGCAGGCCACCGACTTATATGACCGTCACGCCCATGCAGGCTTCAACCGTATGGGGTATTTCAACCTGAGCAACTATGGGCGCATCCTTGCCCTGCATCTCGACAACGTCATGAATCTGAAAGGCAATCTGGAATTGACGAATAAGGTCCTGGACCGGCAGGATAAGAACGCCGCCGAAAATAAGATGAACGGCGTAAGTGAACGTCTTACCCCGTCACAGGCACGGCAAAACGCCGTCATGGACTTTGGGGCGATGATGATCCGCAACCCGGAACTGGCCCGTGAAACCTATCCAGCTTACGCCAAGATTTTCGATGAAGGACTGGAAGAACACCCGGACCTTAAAGAAAAGCTTGACCGTGTTATTCAGCTGAACGAAACCTACCAAGGCCAGACAGCTGCCGAGCGGGCCGCTGGCAGTATCGCCCGTGAAAGGGAAAAGGTGCCGCTCCGTAAGCATCCTAAAGAATGGTTGCACATGCACTTTGATAAGTTCTATACGAATTGGGTAGATGACAAGCATATCTTTGCTAAAATCGTTGCCAGGGCAGAAGCTGAACTGGGCCGTAAGCTGGCCTATGACTATGACGTCCACAAACAGGCACAAATGGCTCTTAACGTGGCCTCCAGCCGTGCATTGTTGTTCCTTACGGGCGGCAAAAGCACCGAAGATACATATAAGGTATTGAATACGGTTTACGGGCACGCCATTACGAAGAATGTTACCATGAAAGATATCATGGACGCCCTTAATAAGGTATCTAAAGAAGATGTATCGAAAACAGGCGCTGAGAACGCCTACGATGCACTGGGAAACTATCTGATTGCTATGCGTACCGAAGAGCTTGAAAAGCACTACCACGACGCATACGCCCGTTCCGCCGGTTTTGATGAAGAAGGGACGCGCGAAATCATCCAGAACACGCCCGAAAGCATCAAGAAGATAGCGCAGATGTACTGGGATATCAATACGAATATCGTCAACATTCTCCAACAGCAGGGCCTTATCTCTAAGGACCTCGCCGGGAAACTCCGCAAATATAAGCATTATTGCCCGATGTATCGCGACATGTCGGACGGTATCACGGATATGGATGAGATGATAGGTACTATCGGCGTATTCAATAAAGGCGGCGGCTATGCCAACGTCAGTAACGGTATCAAACGTATCGAAGGCGGCGGCAAACGGCCTATCCTCGACCCGATAACCTCGTTGTCGCAGATGGCGGTATCTATGATTAGCAAATGCGAACGGAACGACGTCGCAAAGACATTCGTCAAGCTGGGCCAGGACTTCTCCGGGCTGGGTGACGTCGTCGTCCGCGACCCGACATTGAAACACGCCGACCCGACGGCCTTTGCCTTCACGGTATGGCAGAACGGGGAACAAGTCGTATACCGCACGACGCCGGAAATCTACGACGCACTCACGAATAACGACGCGCAAACGAACCGGTTCACGATTAAGATGGCAAGCAGTATCGCACAGACTTTGCGGACCGGGGCCACTATCAGCCCGTCTTTCATTGTCCGTAACCTCTTGCGTGATACCATGTCGGCTACGGTAAACTCCAAGACCGGGTTCTATCTGCCGTTCGTCGATAATGTACGCGGTGCCTGGAAACTGCACTTTGATAAGGAATTCTCCGCCGAATACCACGCCAGCGGGGCCAGCATGTCGACGTACCTGCGGGCGGACGCGGATAGCAGTCGCGACCTCACCAAGGAACTACTGGGCCATAAGTACGACTCGTACCCGGTTGTCGTGAAACAGGTCCGTCAGCTCATCAGCTATGCATGGCACAAGTACGAAAAGTTCGGCAACCTCGTCGAAGACAGTACCCGTGCCGGTGAATTCAGACGCGCGCGGAACCAAGGCTTGTCCATTGACCAGGCGGGGCAGTTGGCTCGTGAAATCACGCTCGACTTCTCACGCCATGGCAAGAAGGGCCAGTTAGTCAATAAATACGTGCCATTCTTCAATGCTACGATTCAAGGCACGGATAAATTTATTAGAACATTCAAAGATAACCCCATGCGGGCCATTCTGAGCACCGTTATTTGGATTATCCTGCCGTCGCTGGGGTTATGGGCTATCAATCATGATGACGATTGGTATAAGGAACTTGACGAAAACACGAAGTATACCAACTGGGCTATTCCACTGCCGGGCGGTACGCATCTTCTCATCCCGAAACCGCAGGAAGTCGGCATCCTTTTCGGCTCCGGTATCGAAGCCGTCTTGAACCAGATGACCGGCACGGACCCGCACGGGATGAAAGAATGGGCGCGCCAGTACTCCGAAGCGATGACGCCTAGCCTGTATCCGGCCGTCGTCCGCCCGCTCATTGAATGGATGACCAACTATTCGTTCTGGACGGGCCGGAACCTCGTCCCAGCCAGCTTGCAAAAAGCCCCGTCTGAAATGCAGTTCACCAGCTATACAAGTGAATTAGCTAAGTCGTTAGGGGATACATGGCTTGCAAAAAATATCAAGTTGTCGCCGATTGCTATCGACAACTGGATTAGCGGATGGTTCGGCAGTGCCGGACGGTTCGTAGCCAATATGCTCAATAACCCGATTAGTTATGTACGCGGGAACAGCCGTCCGTCGGAACCTTCTAAGTATTGGTATGAAATGCCGGTTATTGGCTCGTTTATCCGTCAGAACGGGCAGAACAGTGAATACATTAACCGTATGTATGAAATCCAGAAAGACATGAACGACGACTACGAACGCTCCGACGCTGGCAAACAGCGCAAGGGCAAGAAGTCTTCTTCGAACAAGCCGAAGGAATTGAAGCAAGTTGATACCGCCGTGAAATCGGTGTCGAAGCTCAACAAAGAAATCAAAGCTATCCGGAACGATCCGAAAAAGGACCCGGACCAGAAACGTCGAGAAATCGACCAGCGGCGCACTAAGATAAATGACCTTGCCAAGAAAGTCGTTTTAAAGTTCGACAAATAA